ACCTTATAATCTCTAAAGGGCGAGGAGGTTTGATACCCTGAACATCTATCAGCCGCATCTACAGCCATCCCAACCTTGTACCAACCTTTCCACGCAGGGTTTGAGATAATATACACGTAGCCTCCTAAGATAGTGTTGTACTCTGCTCTGTGTCTACGCCCAAGCAACTTAGCTAAGAGCCTTGGACTTGGCTGTACTCCTTCTCTGTACTTTTTCTTAATTGTATTCTCTGTCCTGCGTATGTCGTAACAGTCTATACACTTATAGTGTTTCTTACCTACAAAAGAAGACCACCAGTTAACAGGCGTTTCGAGCACTACCCCACATTCTATACAGTTTTTAATGTGTTTCACTCCAGTTCTCCTTTTAGATCAGGCCGATACTTAGCATTAAACTTATCTTGTTGTTTTTTTATGTCTGTTAGTTCTTCATCCACAAGCTCATCCATTTTCTGCCCTTCAAAATCGTCTCCGTCTGGGATAGCGTCCCATCTTTCTTCAAGATATTCCTCAGACCATCCAATAGACCAACCTCCTACTACTTCTTCGTAGTCATAGTGAGAGTCTCCGTGGTTCTCTATGAAAACTTCGCACCTATAAAAAGTTCCTCTATAAAATTGCTCCGGAATATANATACCATCAGAAGCATAGACATCTCCATATACTGCGTACTTTTTAATGTGTTTCACTCCAGTTCTCCCCGACTTTATAGTCTCCGTCCAGTGGACAATTTAAATTAAACATACACCCTGCTTCTTTAATGGCGTTAACACCTAGCTTACCAACCTCTACTGCATCATCAAGGTGGCATTCTATCTGCCATTCATCGTGTACGTTAGCTACAAACTTAGCATCGTATCCGTGGTTCTTTATCTTCTGATCTAAAAGTATCAACGCTTTCTTCATTACTATTGCGCCTGCTCCCTGCAACAAAGTATTCAAGGCCGCGTGTTCTGAGCGCACCGTAAGCTTACGTCCGTCTAGTGCTTTAACGAATCCGCTTGAAGCTTCTCTTTGTACTCTGTCTGTAAGCTTTTTAAATGATGGGAGATTATCAAAGAAGCGTTGTCTAAGTCCTTTCCCAACCGCTCTACCTCGTCCAACCACAGACCCAAGCTTTGCATCTCCGGCTCCGTATAGGAGGGCATAGATAAAAGTTTTCGCCTGACTTCTTGATTCAAGTTCAGCAAGGCGCTGATTAGCGGTGTGTATATCTCCGTTAAGTATTTCATTAGTATAGCCCTCATCGTTTAAGTAATGTGCAAGCATCCTGAGTTCTAAGCCTGAAGCATCAATCCCTACCAGACGATAGTCCTCTGGAACAGTCCAACAAGATCGGCAATCTTCGCCGAACGGTGACGAACTACTAGGAATCTGAGCCATGTTAGGATGTGAATGTGTCATACGCGATGTCACTGCACCATTAGGATTGACGTACCCATGCACCCTGCCAGTGTCTTCGTTGAGTTCCTTGATCCAACTCTTAGTTTGAGCCAAGCGTTTCTGCAACATAAGATACTTAGCAATCAATGCGGCCTGCGGTATGTTCCTAACCTTATTTAAAGTTGACTCATCTACAATGGGTTGACCTGTAGGTGTATGCTTCTGAGGCTTCCAACCAAAACGAATTAGGTACTCGCCAATCTGCTTGCGTGACCCTAAGTTAAAAGGCGTTTCAGTTTTACGTGCGATAGGCTTACAATCTATATCTAATGAAAGCTTCTCGTACTCCTCGTCTGTCAGTCTTGTACCCTTACCGTGCTGATCGGTTGCTGTCTTAGCTACTGCACCTGTCGCTGTGAACTTAGGTGTCAGTATCTGAGTAGTGACTACAGGCCGAAACTCTTCGTGAACCTCCTGCTCTAGATCGTGTAGCTTGGTTTCAAACATAGCCACTAAACCCATAACTTTCTCAAGGTCTAAGACAAAGCCGTTGGTGCGTTGCTGATCAATGATCTTAGCTACTGCGTGTTCTATCTGCACTGATTGTGGCGTGAACCCACGGCTCTCAAGCTTCAAAGCCTCGTACACTTTAGTATTAAGCAACACATCGTTCTTGCAGTACTCTAACATCTCTGGAGTATACTGCTCCCATGCATCTTCTTGATCACCAAAGTCTCCTTTCTTAAAACCTAGACGATAGCCCCAACCTTCAAGTCCGTGGTTGCCTTCGCGTGTTGGCTTGAAGAGTCGTGATAGCACTAAGGTATCTACAATCTTCTTGTCAAACAAATCAATTCCGGCAACCTTTTTAATTGCAGGGATGTCATAGCCTATCAGGTTGTGGCCGATCAGTTTAGTTGCAGAGCGCAGTAGTCCGTAGCCTTGCTCTAGTTGCGTGTTGTCGAACGTAAACACATCCTTTGTATCAACGTCTTGTGCCACAATACAGTGTATCTTCGTGGGGTCTAAGCCGTCTGCTTCTATATCAAATACTAAGTTACTCATATATTTCACCTGATCTGTTAGCGTAGTAATCTTTTAGATTCTGTTCTTTCTTTTTATCTTTCCACACATTACTTGGACTTCGAGAATCTTCAAGCATTTCCTCATAGTATTGTTGAAGAACATCGTGCTGTATTGCGAAACACATTCCTTTTTTTGTGTAGTGCGCCCAATCAAGAATGCCCACAGGTCTAAAGCTTGTTTTAGTTTTAGCTATTACAAAACCGTTAAAGATTCTACCTTTAGGAGTATGAGTTGACTCATATATTAAGTCGGGAGCTATTTTACGTAGTTGTCTAAGCACACTATCAAATGCGTAAGTGCCAGTAGGGAACTTTTTCATATTATATCTCCGTCAAACTGAGCCGCGTCATAATCATCTAACTCTCGTAGCCGCCCTGTCGCGCCATCATACAACAGGTTAGTAGCAACGCCAACATCTCCAGTGTACCTAGACTTCAGCACCCTAACCTTGGTGGTCGATGCCTCTATCTCATCGTCTGATTGTTGGTTGCGTTCAAGGCTGATAACACAATCACTTAGCTGAGCAATACTCTGGCTACCTCTAAGGTGATTAAGCCCTGTCTCGATGCCGTTCTCGTGGCCCCTGTTGCCGTCTACTCTACGCAAATGTGACACTAGTATCATACCACAGCCTGTCTCCTCTACCATAGTTCTGAGTCGATGCATGATCTGGTCGATAGCTTTACGCTCGTCATTCTCAAGGGTTGATAGAACTAACATATGAAGGTGGTCAACTACAATCCATTTACAATCTAGACCTATGATCATGTAGCGTAGCTTACTGAAGATGTCTTCAAGGTTATTGACTCCGTGGTGTGCGTGAATCCAAACGCGCCCCTCGTTCTCACCCATAAACACTTTCTTAAAGCACTCGTCTAGTTGTTCCTCAGTGTACTGAGACTTAACACTGTCAAGGTGTAGCTTAGCGTTAGCCTCGACTGCCATGATACCTTCGGCAGTGCGTGACCAGTTCTCTTCAAGAGCCACAACGCCTACATTATCTTCGGTGTTTTCAATCAACCAGTGTTCGATTTCACGAGTGACAGAGGACTTACCTAGACCTGTGCCACCTGTAAGGGTGACTAACTCACCCGCCCTAAGACCTTCTAGCTTTTTATTTAAGCCGCGCCAAGGATATGGTATAGCTGTTTTCTTTTCAAGCCGTAGCTTTTGATAGGCTTTAAACTGTTCGGATAGATTCAACACGCCAGAAGGCGTATAGATTTTAGCGTCCCAGAAAGCACTGACGTATGCCGCGTGTCTACCTTGGCGTAACATATCGTTAGCATCTTTGTAGTCTACAGGCAGTGTCATGATCTTAGCTTTCTTAGGTGTCAGTAGTTTGGCTACGGCCTGAGCCGCTTCCTTACCATACTTATCATTGTCAAAATTAATGACTACAGAATCAAAAGACTCAAGGTACTCAAGGCTATTCTTAACGTCACCTATCCCGCCTTGTGCGCCTGACTTAATAGAAACGACAGGCCACTTAGAACCCATTAGTTCGTAAGCGGCCATCGCATCACATTCGCCTTCTGTTAAAGTTATAAACTTACCGCCCGCTTTAAACAGGTTCTCTCCAAACAACCCCACTTCCTTGGGACTTCCTGTCCACGCAAAGTCTTTGTTCTGTTTACGTATCTTAGTTCCTGACAACTCGTGTCCGTTGTAGTAAGGGTAGTAGTGCTTGTCTATCTTGCCGTTCAGTGTTGTTGATTTGACTCCGTACTTCTTAGCTGTAGCTAAGCTTATCTTGCGGTCAGTCAATTCATTAAACGTAGCTGTTGAACTGTTATTCATCTTGCTGTTCCTTCGATGTATTTCAAACTCCGTTTCTACATCATCATCGTGTTGCACTTCCGCTGTGCTATAGTTTGGTAAGTATGTCCTGCAACTGAAGCAGAACCCAGAGCCATTGTCGTTAACTGAAACTGGGTCACTGCCTCCACAAGCGGGACAAGGTAGCTTGTGTTTAACAAAAGGCATACGCCTTACTCCTCGTTGGTTTCCTCGTTAGAGGTTTCAATAATAGCATCATCTACTAGATGCTCGTCCATGCTACCAGTGAGAGCCATGATAGATGCGCGGGCTAGTGTTACGTTCAACTCTGCTTCGCGTAGCTTGCCTTGTGCGCTCACTAAGACTCCGAATACTGACTGTCCTTCGGGTGATAACTGACCTACG